CAGTCTGATAAATTAATTGTTATAATACTACCGTTGCGGAAGTGGCTCAGTGGTAGAGCACTGGCTTCCCAAGCCGGGGGTCGCGAGTTCGAATCTCGTCTTCCGCTCCAATACACACTTTCGGCGATTAGTTAAAACGAATTACCTACAACTTTACCTATTAAATGATATCATAGAGACTGTCTATTACAGATATGGTCTCTTTTTTCATGCTGTCTAACACATGAGTATAGGTCTCCATGGTCGTACTCAAATCACTGTGGCCTAATAATTTTTGCATCACTTTTGGTTCCTGACCCAGCTCAAACAATCGAGTTGCATAGGTGTGCCTGAGATCGTGGAAACGCTTTTCTTTGTCAATCCCGCACAGTGCAAATTGTTCTCTTAGCTTTCGAGTAACATAGGTCCGATCCAGAAAACCACCGATCTGGTTGGAAAAGACAAGTGTGTTATCGTTTTGAGCGATCCCACATTGAAGGAGCGTTTCGGCTTGAGTAACTTTGTAAGCTTTCAATATTCCCCCGGTCCGCTTTGGGATGTTCAATTTCCGGATGCTGTTCATCGACTTAGGTGGGCCCACTAAATCCTCATATTTTAGTGTTTCGATATTTTTGACTCTTTTATATGTTTTGTAAATATCGATTGTATTCTCATCGAAATCAATATCCTTCCAGGTTAAAGCAAAAGATTCGCCTTGCCGGAGCCCCATATCGATAGACGCCAGGTACAGTGCTTCAAAGTGGTGCCCCCGGATCTGCTTAACGAATCGCAGCTGTTCATCCTTTGTCATTGGGCGGACATCTGATTGCTTTATTTTGGCCAACTGTTCAGCGGCGGTAGGTTTGGGCAGGATTACCGCTTTGGAGAAATCCCGGATGGTGTACCCATTGTTGTACATATACCGCATAAATGGCGATATGAGCTTGTGGACTGTCTTGACTGTATAAACTGACCTATCTGCTTCTAAAAGCTCACTGTATGCGGTCTGAATGGTCATGGAGTCCATGACAGCTATCTTTGTTTCCCACATCTTTGTTTTCTTAATATGATTCTCCATGGTGCCATGGTATCGGTCGATTGATCCAGGCTTTTTATCTACAATGCAGACATTGTTAAACCACATGGTAAAAGCATCGCCGAATGTTTTAACGTTGCGGAGAATACCGGATTGCAGTTGATCTTCAGCGGATTTAATCTTGCCTTTCAATTCCTGTTCGGTTTTACCATAGATGTACTTGTAACCGGTCTGAAACTTTTCACTGTAAAGTTTATGAAAAAAATAATCTGTGCCGTTGATATTTTTTTTCTTATACTTCGATCGTGCCATTTTTAAACCTCCGAATTTAGGGCATAAAAATGCCCGGTAGTTGTAAAACTCCGGGATATAAAGTATAATATGGGTGTTGAGTATATCGTGGTTTATATCCCGGTATATGTAAAGCCGTTCTCATGTTCGTAGCATGAGGGCGGTTTTTTATTTAGTTTATTTTGAAGTCAGATTCACCACTAAATCTCCGGAAATCTCAATTTCATTTCCGTTTTTAAAAGTTGCGTTCTTGTACGACGGGATATAGTAATCGCTATCCACGCCCATCATTTCACTAACAACGCTGGGCCTCCCGAAAAAATTACCGGTTCCAGAAACTGCGGTGATGTCATATTTCCCAGGAGGGACGTCAGTTCCGACAACGTACTTACCTGCGCTTAAGTCAATAGAAACTGCGGTCTGTTGAACCGGCTGTTCCGCAACGACTTGCGGGGCGTTTTCAACTTTCTTTAGTTTGGCAGTGCCGTTTTCTGCGTACTGTAAAA